CCACGCTCCAACTCCTCTGCTGACTTGTACTTACCAGCTAGAAGTTGCTGCTCTTGTTGGGCTAGTTGTTCACCAACTTGCAGAGAATCAAGTTCTTCAGCAGAGAACTCACCCTCTGCTTGCTCATACGGATTAAGTGTAATTTCGTTTGCCATTTGCTGTGATAACGGTTAGATTTCCAAGACCTACAGTCTTAACGAAATCGGGGGAACGACCGATGGTGGGTTCACCTACCTTAGTGCGCTTCATGTAAGGTGCAGCTTCAGTAGGTTGATCATCAACTGTGTCAACCGAAGGGACTTCCTCCGGGGATGTTGCTTTCTTGTTCGATCTCTGGGATCTCGTTGGTGTTTGTTTGTTCATTTGATCCGTTCAATAGTTGTGGATTCTTTGTTGGATCCATCAGTGGAGCTTTAGCCATGTTAGGAGCTTGCTTCAGTAGCTCCATCTCTTGTGCTTGTTGCTGTGCTTGACCTTGTTCCTGTTGGACTTGAGCCATGGACTTAACAAGGTTGAGTACATCGATACCTTGAGCAGCAGCAAGACGCTTCACTGCTTCATCTAGGTTAAGGTATGTACCAGCAGCTTCGGGTCCAAGTGTCTGAGCAATGGTAGTGAAGAACTGAGTCAGTGATTCCCTATCCTGTCCTCTACCAAGTGCATTGATACCAGCAACAATGGTAGGACGTACAAGATCCTTAGGAATACGTGGGATCTCTTGGTTCTTCTGTAGTACAGAGAGCTTACGGTTCAGGTAAGGCACAAGGAACTCAACAGTAAGGAGGGAGAATAGTCCACCTAGTTGTTGCTCTAGTTCCATCTGTGTCATACGTACCTCTTCAGCTGTGGTACGCTCACTATTCCTTACGTTAAGGATTAGGAATGCTTCACTAAGGCGACGCTCTAATACACTAGCCATCTCCATAGCAGTCTTGAAGTCTGCTGTCTTACCAACTTGTACAACAGAGATGTCATCAGGACGCCCCTGAATGATGGCTCCGTTGCCCGCAGCCGAGAGCGTCTGAGGCTTAGTAGTACTAGAGGGGGAGACAGTAAAGACCACCTTAGCGGCGACTGCAGAGCCCTCTACGAGTGCTTGCATGAGAGCCTCTAGTGAGCGGAGATCACCAAGGAACTCCTCTACTCTACCACGACCGAATGACTCTCCATCAACCACATTAAACCTGAGTACCAACCAAGGGTTAGCATCCAATGGTGCCTTACCTTGAGAGCCAGGGATGATCTTATCGAATACTTCTTGGTGCCAGACAAGACGGTTGTTGTCTCGTTTGACATGTGTGTAAACATCTACATCCTCCTCATTATCAGCTCCATCTTCTCCAGGAGAGTTGACAGGAGTAACTGTATTGAGGATAGGTGCAAGTAGTTTACGACTGATGCGTTCACGTGTAACGATCTCTAGGATCTCACCGTTACCATCTCGATCTACGACATACCTGTTCAATGGATATAGCTTAAGTCCCTTAGGACCCATGTAGATCAGAGCATTACCGCCTACTACCAGATGCTTAAGAGCTTGGTGTACGGTAACGCGATCACTAGATGCTGCTATAATTTCCATGACAGACCTCTCCATCTTAGCGAAAGAGATATCAAGGTCTGATCGTGCCTCTGCTGGTAGATCTACACCGATCTTTGAATCATCGATCTGTAGCTTAAAGAAGCTGGTTTGGGGAGGCAGTAGAGCTAACATCAATTTAGATGCTAGCGTCACCACTCCCTTAGCACCAACGCTTTGCCATGGTGTAGTCAACCTAAGGTTTGTTGAACGTCCTACATCGTCATCCTGTTGGATGAGAGTAGGGAGTGTCAACTGAGAGCACTGTACAGCTGTGTCGAGAAACGTGGAACGATACTTACTTAGATAATCGTATCTTGTTTTAGCTGACATTACATACCGCCTCTAAAGGATCCAGTTGGGTTTACTCGTTGTGAGCCTAGACCTTGAGCACGTGCACCAGCTCCTCTACGGCTGCTACCTTTACGCCTGAAACCAGTGGCCCAGTTGGAAAGGTCAGCACCGATACCTATCATTTCAGGAGCTTGTGTGTCTATTGTAGTAGG